GTCTCAAGGGGTAACGATCCCCTTCTTTATGCGTGACAGGCATATGTGCGTCCATGAACACTTACGAACCAAATTGGTGGAGACAGATGGATTCGAACCACCGTGCTTTTTACAGAACAGATTTACAGTCTGCCGCCTTCAGCCACTCGGCCATATCTCCAAAACTTTTGGTAGGGGTACAGAGAATCGAACTCTGATTAATAGGTTAAAAGCCTACTACTTTAGCCGTTAAGTTATACCCCCAAATTACCATATAGAAACACACTGATAGGAGCTACCTTTAAGACAGACCTCGCTACTCTGCCAATACAGTATGTTTTTATATGGTACTCGGTACGGGAATCGAACCCGTCTTTCCAGCTTGAAAGGCTAGCGACCTAACCGATAGTCGAACCGAGCATAAACAATGCAAATTTTTAAAGAACTTATCGATTTCTCAACCGATGAATGAAGTATAACAGAACTGTAGGTTTTGTCAACATTTATTTTCACACTGTTACAAAAATACAACAGTGACTGGAAGTGCGAGTGAGATTCGAACTCACGATTGTACTGGTTTGCAATCAGTTGCCTTTGACCACTCGGCCACCGCACTATAACTGGTACCCTTGCTCAGATTCGAACTGAGAGAACTCTTCCTTTTGAGAGAAGCGACTTTACCAGATTTGTCCACAAGGGCATGGTAGACTGAAAGAGAATTGAACTCTTACTCGACCGATTATGAGTCGGCTGCTTTACCATTAAGCTATCAGTCTTCTTTTTCTAAATCTTGTTCGAGTCTTTGTTCTTGTATCGTTTTCTCTTTGAAAACTTTTCTAGGATTACTGCACATCACACATCTAGGATTACCACAATTCATAGCATGATGTTTTGCGAACTTGTGAGGTTCATCAACAACAATGCCGAACTCTTTAGCAATCTTAACTTGTTTCTTCACTGCATTGTCTGTTTCGAAAATGCGTTTAGAATGCTTGATTTTTTCTTCTTCATGCGACATACCAACTCCTTTTAAGAAAATGGCAGAGAGTATCAGATTCGAACTGATGCACCCATTTCTGAATGACGGTTTAGCAAACCGCTGGTTTAACCACTCACCCAACTCTCTATAAACTTGGCGGAAGAACTGAGATTCGAACTCAGGGACCTTTTACAGTCGGCAGTTTTCAAGACTGCTGGTTTAAACCACTCACCCACTCTTCCAATATCATATAGGAACACACTTCGGATACTGTACTAAACAGAAACTATCCATCACGGTCGAAACCGCTGAAATGTATTCTTATATGGCAGGGGATACAAGAATCGAACTTGTGCTAACAGATTCAAAGTCTGCTGTGCTACCATTACACAAATCCCCAACAAAGCAATGCAAATTTTTAAAGAACTGTAGTCAGTGTAACAGAAGTCGATGCATCTGTCAAGCAACCTAAGTTGCTATTTTTTACAACTACAAACAAAAATCCCCTAGTTTTTTAGGCTAGGGGATTTTGGTTTATTTTGTATTAGTTACAAAGTTAGCAAAATCCCCATTGTGTTCCATAATCCGCACCTGTATTAATTGAGCATGGGCGTGACTCAACCTGCCAGAGTGCGGCGGGGCTTAACTTAAAGAAATGGGAGATTGTTTGCATCATAGTATTATATATGTTTTTTTATTGCTTGTCAAGTGTTTTCTTCAGAAATATTTGGATTAATTTGTAAATTTTCTACAACATGATTCCAAACATCATTAGACTGTTCATCTTCTAAATCTTTCTTCTGTTCATCTTCTAATTCTTCCATTTGTTCATCCCATAAATCTTCACGAACATCACTCCACAGTGTTTGAAATGCATCATCTAGTTTTGTTTGAATATCTTCTAACGAACCTTCAAGATAAAACAATGCCTCATTGATATCTTCAGATGTTGATTGTTCAACACCATTAGCGATTACTCGAAATGTTGAATAGAAAGATTTAAGGCGAATTACTTCTTGTTCTAATTGGCTTAATTGATAATAATATTTCATAACGATTCCTTTTAATTTTGCGGGCTAACATAAACATTCACACTCAGCGTTGAGCCGATTTGTAAAAAATGACTTGTACGAATTGTCAATTGTCTTCCATGATAATCTAAAGTCGTATTGTATCCTTCAGGTGCAGATACTGTTTGATATGTGGTAAAGCATTGTGTTTGAACTTGTGATTGTTGCGACATTGATTTATCAATCTTACTACCAACTATTGCACCAGTCACAGCACCAATTGCTGTTGATATGCCTTGCCCAATACCACCACCTACTTGATGACCAATGATACCACCAGCAACACCACCAATCACTGTTCCTGTAGTGCCATCACTACTAGGTCCAACTACAGTCACTTGCCTACATGATTGTGATGGAACATTCTGCATTGAAAATACAGGCTCAACATCCACAACTCTAGCAACATCACGGAACTGCAATTGATTGTTGGGTGTTATTTGATTTTGTGCAAAGGCAATGCTAGGTGCAATCAACAATGCAAGGACTGTCTTTCTCATACTTCTTCTCCGATAGAAAAATTAAAACCCTTAATAGAATCCCAGCGAAATGAACGCCATTCATCTTTCTCAACATCAAACACCGATTGTGATTCTTCACTCTTCTTGCGAGTAGATGTTCCTTTTGGAATCATATCGAAAGGAATCAAATCTTCTTTCAGTGTAGCCTTAATCACTCGCTCATCACCATCTTTTTTAGTGAATGTGATTGTCACAACACCTTCTTGCAATATGGCTCGAAGCCAATTCTTTTCTTCTTCACCCTTAAACACAATTTCAGTACTCATAAACATCTCCATTACGATTCAGATAGATACATCTTAACACGATCCGCATAGTTTGTCAAGTAATCTTTTATCCAATTGGGCGAAGTATTGGTCTTTCTCAAGATACAACCATAGATGCTCATGTCAGATAAATTTTTGGCATAGACAATTGGGTCACTGAAGACTGCCTCAAAGTTTTCATCAAGAATCGGCACATTGTCATCATTGGTCTTGAACAGGATTACATGGTACAGGTCACCAAAATCATTGCCCTTAACTTTCAGTCCTCTAGTCTCAGCATTGTTGAATGTGAAATACTGAAACTGTGTGCTATCATCATCCTCCGGGTCTGGTACGAAATAGAATCCATCATAATCGGTAGGTTTAGGATGTAATGACATGCAGTTCCTTTTGATAGTTTTGTTTGTTCTTTGGGCGTGAGTACACTTTCTCGCTCAACTCTACCCGTTGGCGATATTTAGGTGTGCGTAAATCTTTTGCAACTGGATTGCGAGGTTTTAGTGAAGGTTTCATAATGTGTACTATAACACACAATAGGTGGATTGTCAAGCACAAAAAAAAGTGTTGTTTTTACGCAACACTTTTCTGAAAGACAACTAAGATTGTACTATTTTGAATTCTCGAAATGAACCTTATTTGAATCTAATACATCACACACAAAATTGATAAAAGTGACTGCATCATTTTCTTCATTGAAGTACCTGATGAAGGTCTGCCCTGTATGCTTAGATGTAAACAACAATAAAATGTTCTCATCTCTGTAGATAGAGAACTTGATGACCCAACCGTTTCTAAGGATTGGGTTCCAAGTTTTCATTGTCTTACGAATATCCTGTTGAAGGATTTTTCGATAGATGAGAGATAGAGGTTCTTTCTGCATACTATTATGTATGTAAAAGCAATCCTCTACTAGCCTTTACACCTTTGCTGGTTTTGCGAACTTCTCTAGGGTTGCTTGTATCTGGTCAGTCAACTCTTGATTAGTCTTCACAATTTGCTTAACAAAAGCGGTTTGTGTATCAACGAAAGCATTTAGAGGTTTTTGGATTTCTTTGTCTGTGATGTAAGTATTGACAAAGTATTTTTTTGCACCTTGAACGGTGTCGATGAATGTATCTACTGCGAACATATTTTATCTCCTAAGACGATTAATTAATGGGCCTCACAATTGAGCGCCCATATCATTATATAGTAATCCATTGTGCGGTGCAACATGAAATCAGTTAATTCTGTCTTCGTATTGCAATTTTGCCATGATGTAGTCTTTCACCAATGATGAACGAACAATGTCATCTGCGGTAAACTCAATTCTAGTGAATGCTTTCATATGCATGGCAATGTCAAAGAATTTAAGAATGCCAGACACATCGTTTTTCTTCTTGTTCAAGTCTGTTTGTCTGTAGTCACCACACCAAATGATTTTTGAACGATAACCTACCCGTGTCATAACGGTATCGATTTCTTCAAAGGTCATATTCTGCATCTCATCCACAATAATGATAGCATCATCGAATGACATACCACGAATGAATGAAGTGCTGATGAACTCTATGTGATGTTGTTCTTCTAGTCTATCCCATGCATCACGGCGACCGAATAGAGTCTCACAGATTTGTCTGTATGGTTGTTGATAGATTTCCATCTTTTCGTTTACATCACCTGGAAGGTGACCTATCTCACGGCTTTGCACCGCTGAACGAACTACAATGATTTTGTTGAATGGATTAGATTTGTCTAGAACTTCTTCAATTGCTTTGTATAATGCACAGAATGTTTTACCTGTACCTGCAACACCATGTAGTGCTACAAAATAATCACCTCTACGATATGCATCAAAAAATATTTTTTGATTCTCTGTTAATGGGTCAAATGTTTTTAAGTCATCAATTCTAATTTTTAGTTGGTTAGTTGTCTTGAATTGATTGGTTGTTTTGGCGACTGTCGATTCATTGTTTGCTGTTGGTTTTCGTGCCATCGATTTTTCCTATTACATGAGATTTGTGGATTTTACAAGTGACCCATGAGTTATAGTAAGACTCACTCAAAAGAGCGGAACGATTGAAGATTTCAAAAGTCTCCATATAACTGCATTCGGACCTTGATTTGCATAGATGTAGAATTTCCCTCCTGTATTTTTCTTTACCATGAACTGCAACCTCTTCAACTAAAACTTTATTAGAACCCCAATAGTCTTCCCATCCAGAGCCGACTCTTGACCTTTTCTTTTTACCTTTTAGCTGAGTTGTTTTTGCTTTTGTGAAATACTTTCGACCTATATACTTTCGATTATTTTCAGTGTTCGTAATCAGATATACGAACCCATAGAAACCTTCAGTTTGTTCTGATGTAAATAGATTGCCATTATATGTCCACTCATTCGTTATCGTCATCATCTGTTAAAGTATCGTCATCCTCAATAATGTATTCGCCGCAAAATGGGCAGTAATGAGGGTCATCCTCAGTTTCTGTCTCAACATATGAAATTCTAAAACTGGAATTGCAGTTTTCGCAAGTGTGTTTTAACTGCATACTTTCTCCTTATAAATATACTTATATCTCTTAATTAAAGGACTCTTCATGGACCTAGTTGAACTTCTCAAGCGTGTGCAAGCAAATACTTTTGCTATGTATCTCAAAACTCATAATTATCATTGGAATGTTGAAGGTATGTTCTTTGCACAATTTCACGACTTCTTTGCTAATTTATACAATGAACTTTTTCTTGCTGTAGATGTAGTCGCTGAATTGATTCGTAGCCAAGATGCATATGCTCCTGGTTCACTTAGTAGATTTGCAGAACTTTCATCTGTCCAAGATGAAAATGTAGTACCACCAGCCCGTGACATGGTTATGAAATTAGTTGCTGATAATGACATTGTGAGAGCATCTTTGTATGATGCATACAATGCGGCTAATGCGGCTAATGAACAGGGTGTTGCTAATGCTTTGCA